CCCGTAAGGGGTGCATCTTGGTGTATCTTCGGGTACATCGTTGGGTTCTCTTAGAGCATCCCAACCCCGTTACTGCTTATTCTCGTACCTCTTAGCTACGGCTTGAGTGTCCGTAGGTTCGTGATACGTAACGGCGCCTGTCGAAACAGGTGTTGCTCTTCTCAACCGAGGGTGACTCCCTCATTCCTACGTGGAGGCTCTATGTCGTCTGTAAAGCAACTTCTTATCGACGACTGTCGAGTCATTGTAAACGATCTGATCGACCAACATGGTCAGACCGGCTACTCTAAACTCCCGTTTGAATCCTACCCCGAGGAGATGCTCCGACAGGTCCGCAAGGACATGCTGGCGCAGTTTACTCTCTCTCGTAAGGCGGTGGTTGAGCGAGCTAGGGTTTTGACCCAGCTCAATTTGGCACTGAGGAGCCGATAATGCCACAGAGTACTTCGTGGACTAAGAAACTCCCTCAGACCTTCTCGGGACGTGGCGCATACGGTCAACCGTACGCCACGGAGGTCCAGATGGTAACTGCCGAGTCGTTCACCTTGAGCGTCTCGGGTGCTAAAACCCCCGGGTTCCATAATCCGTCCCGACCGCCCCTGAAACCACTGGGGTACAGTCTTGACTTGGACCATTGGCACTCGGAAACAGGAGTCCAGCTCACCAAGAGCTCTCCGTCGACCAAGCCGACGGAGTATGCGTATCGTAATTATCAGGTAGAGGGCCCGCTGGTTGCATCATCCAACTGGTACTCTAATTCTGATAACACTGCGTACGCGAAGGACTTCCTGGGCGGCAATGCCCTCGACGTTTGCGACGCCTACTGCAGGGGTAAAATCCTCAGTAAGGTGAAAGGCACACAGATTAACGTGGCCGTCGCGACAGCAGAGGCAGGCAAAACTATGACCATGGTTGGTAACGCTGCCATGAACATAGCTGCCGCTATAGGTAATCTCCGGCGTGGCGACTTCGTCAGCGCCGCCGGGAACCTAGGAGTCACAGCACGAAGGCGGGCGAAATCCCGCTTCACACGTGCCTGGGCAAGAAATAAAGCTCAGGCCGTGGCTAGTGGCTGGTTAGGCCTACAGTACGGTTGGGGTCCTCTCTTAGATGACGTTTACGGTGGAATTAATGAAATTAATGACATCGGAGCGAATCAAGGGATTGTTCTCAATTCGACTTCCAAGGCCGGCCGCGAAGTTCCGTATCGTTTCTATCGTCCATGGACCGAATCCTTCGGGTGGTCCGTGGTACAGACGGGTTCGACAACGGTGGGTGTCCGTTACGGCGTTACATATAAACGGATGCTCGGTGCCCCACAAGACCTCCCTCGGCTCGGTATAACCAACCCGGCGGTGGTGGCGTGGGAACTTGTGCCATACAGTTTCGTCGTAGACTGGTTTTTGCCAATCGGCAAGTTCCTTGAGAATTTAGACGCCACACTTGGCGTTTCGTTCCTTGGAGGCTACCGTACGCATTTCCGTCGCGGCGAGTATACACAAGTGAAAAACTATTCGAGCAAAGACTACCCGTATCTAGGTTCGACCAGTAGTTCCCTCAAGCGAGTGATTGTGTCGCGAATTGTCCTTTCGGATTTCCCCGCGATTCCTCTTCCCCGCTTTAAGAACCCTGTGTCGTTTCTGCATATGGCCAATGGCCTAGCTCTTCTTACAAACCTTCTTAAGAAGTAAACAACAATGACTCAAATTGCAGCATTGACCTTGGCTGATGGTCAAGCCACTCCAGCCAATAAAACCTTCTCCGTCGCCGGTGTAACCGACGGCGTTGCGAAGTGGGAAGACCGTTCGGGTGGTATTCCGATCGGCTACCCAGCCGTGACCTTTAGCCTGCGTCGCCCCAACAGTAAGGGCGCGCAGAACTACAAGATCGTGGCGAAGGTACAACTCCCGGTGATGGAAGTGACCGCGCCCTCCACCGCGACTGGCATTCAGCCAGCCCCGACTAAGGCCTACGATCTCTTCGGCACCGTGGAACTGACGATCCCGGCTCGTGCGACCCAGCAACAGCGTAACGATCTGCTCGCGTACGTCAAGAATTTTCTGACGAACTCTGCAGTCGTGCCGCCCGCTGTGTCGAATTTCGACCCGGTCTGGTAACCTAAACGGCTTCCAGTCGATTATCATTCCAAAAGGAGTTTGTTATGTCTGCCAAAAGGAGACGTAATTCCGACCTTCTTCAAGAAGCTCGGGCCTTCCGCGCTCACCGTTCGGAAACTGACGGCGACATCTATCGAATCCTCTCCTCTCTTGACACCCCTAGGGCGTTGACAGTTTGGCTCCTTTATTCAAATGGGGAGCACGACCAGCTAACGTCTCTGGAATGTCACCCGGTCCACTACTTGCGTAATGGGTTCCGGTTCCGTCATGACTATGTCGCGACAAACCTCCTGTCTAAGGCGTCATTTCTTAAGACGACCTTTGACAGAAAGGCGGTTGCGATTGCGAAGTTCAGAGAATTCGAACAACGCTGCCATGACACCAATCGTCGATTCCTGAATCCTTCGTTGGACCCGTTGAACAGCGGGCCTAACGTTTGGTTGCTCAATGCGACTAAGCGGAAAATCGATCAGATTCTGGGCGACTTTGGTGGAGAAGAGTTAGTAGATAGTGCAAATTGGGGACCGGGTGTCTCGACGCTTGTTAAAGGCGAAGAGGTCTCGGCATTCAATAAGTTCCACGAAGAACGTGGGATCACGCGCGACTTGTACTCCCTTATCGCCCCGTGGTTTGCGGAGGCGTATCCGGCCTGGGCGAGCAACTTATCCCGTATCTACGGCGAGAATTGCTTCCTCGAGCAGGTAGGGAATGTCATCATCACTGTACCTAAGAACTCGAAGACTGATCGTGTGATTGCAATCGAGCCAGGAATAAACCTCTGGTTTCAGAAAGCAGTCGGATCGATGTTACGTCGACGTATTCGAAGGTTCGGCATGGAGTTATCCACGCAGGAAGTGAATCAGCAGTTGTCTCGCCTAGGGAGTAAAGACCCCTGGGATTTAGCGACGGTCGATTTCTCTTCGGCGTCGGATAGTATCGCAGCTGAGGTTGTCCGGGAGCTTTTACCCCCGAGGTGGTTTCAGTTGTTAGATCTTCTCCGTTGCCGCGTCGGTAAGCTTGGGGACGAGACGGTTCGTTGGAATAAGTTCTCCAGTATGGGGAACGGTTTTACCTTCGAGCTCGAATCGTTGATCTTTTACGCGGCTGCCCTCGCGGCAGTTGAGTACACGGAATTAACTTCTGGCGAGCGTTTACCGGGCACAGTTTCTGTGCACGGCGACGACGTCATCCTTCCGTCTCAGGCTTTTAACCTCTTTTCGTCGTTCAGTGAGTTCCTTGGATTCAAGGTTAACCCGAAGAAGTCATTCTCAACGGGTTATTTCCGAGAATCCTGTGGTGCCCACTGGTTTGACGGGGTCGACTGCAAGCCCATCTTTCTCAAAGAGAGATCTCGAAATGTGGAAGCCATTTACAAACTGGCTAACAGTGTCCGGAATCTTGCTCATCGCTACAGTTTTGATCGTAGCTGTGATTCTCGGTTCCGTGATGTTTGGACTCACCTTCTACTCCGGGTTCCGGAGCCACTTCGGCTCTTCGTTCCCCGTGAAGCAGGAGATGTTGGATTCGTCGGTAACTTTGACGAAGCCTGTCCAAGCAGAGCCCGATACGGTATCGAAGGATACCTTTATCGCGCCCTGAACACCACGGGTTTAACCCGTGAATCTGAGGAGCCGGCGATGTTACTTGCCCGGCTTTGGGCCAAGCGAGCTTCGAGCGACCCGGTGGAACTCCTCCGGGATGCAGCGAGAGGCCGCTTTAAGACAGACGACCTCGAGTATAGGAACACTTATACTCTGAGAGGCCGGACGAAGCGCTCGATTTCTGAGAGCCTCGTTAGACAGTGGTACGATTATGG